CATCTTCATTAACGTTTATTTTGTTCACATCAATTCTCCTTTAAATATTCTAATATTTGACAATAGCAATCATATTCTTTATAATACATGCGTCTACTCATCTTATATAAGATATAATTCGCTACCGGTCTGTATTTATCGCTATTGTATAACGTTTCCCAAGTTTTATATTGAGTAAATCTTTCATTAGATGTGAAATATTTAATATGACATAATTCGTGACAAAATATTTCTATATACTCTATATCAGTCAAATCTGAAGATAATAGTATTTTTCTAATAATAGGATTGCACATACCACCGTCTTCTATTTTAGTTTCTTCATAAAAATAAAAACGTATATTCAATAAATCTTCTATATCTTTTCTAATTTCGTTCCTATTCTTAGGTGAGTTGTTTGTATCAAAATCTATTTCAGAAAAATACATAATTTCATTGGTTTTTGCATATTCCATTCTATTATTGAATTTTAATACACATATCAACGTCAAACATATAATTAGCGAAAATATCATAAACGATAAAAAACAAAATATTATTTTATTCGATGTTTCCATGTTTTTTTCTTATAAACAGAGTTATTTCTTGTATCAAATCTTTATAATTAATTTCGTTTTCTATTGGTATCGCTAATACGTCGTTTCCGTAATTAACGCTAATCAATCTAAATATATCTCCGTTAGATAATTTACTTTGTTCTACAGATATTACAACATCATTTGTTCTATATTCTTTCCTAAAACACTCGCCTTTTCCAAATAATTTTTTACATTTCGAAAAATCAGTGTAACTCAAAACATCTTCTATTACCATATTAACTCCTTTCATACATTTTTTTGAAACAATTTCTTTTTTTCATATATTCTATTGTATCTTTATTCACCCCTTTTAACCACTCACAATAATCGTCTATTTTATCTGCGCTAATGGTATTTGATTTTTTCGCTATTTCTATTATAAAATTTAAAGCGGATATGAAATCTTTATAATTTATAGTCCCTCTCATTATTCTTATTTCTATTGTATTTGCGTTTTGTAAATTCACACATTTATATCTATGAGAATGTCCTACTAAATTTGTTGTATATAAATTAAAAACATCTTCTATATCTTTATATCTAAGTTTCGCATTATTTTTAACGTAAAAAGACGACCATCTATTTATAGAACGTCTACTCCTTCTACTAAATAATATAATATCTTCTTTAAATTTTTCATAAAAATAAATCATATTTTTTATAGCGCTTTTATTTTTGAATATGGTTTTGGATATATGAACGTGTAAACCACATTTACCCAATCTCTCGCTATCGTACTTATTTCTTTTCAACATATAGAATAATTTTTTCCAATTCATAGAATATAGAGATTGTTCTTCGTGGGGCATAGATATTATCTCTATACCTTTTGGAACAGAACCATCTCTCATGCAAAAAACTTCTTCGTTCATCGTTTGTATTATTTTTTTAGATATTTTTTCAGAGTTTTTCAAACCCTCATCAATTTCTAATTCTACTCCAAAACCGGAAAAATCAATAGGCTCGATTAATATTTTTCCATCGTCTTTATAATAGTTTAATCTTGGAGCGTTATGATATCGTCTTATATAATATTTTTCGTTAAAATGCATAGCACACGAACGACACAAAGTGTTTCCGGTTGGAGACTGTCTTTTGTCTATTTTTAATATTTCTTTTCCACAAATTGAACATTTTGTATATATATTATTATATCCTTTTCTACACATAGAATGTTTATATTTTTTATGCACGCTATGATATGAACAACAATAACGGCAATAAAATATTTTTTTATTTTTAAACAAATCATTCACACAATCTTTACATAATTCTTTCCCGTCTACAATAGAAAATTCATTCAAATCAGCGCTTTCTTTATTACAACAACTACACTTACGTTTTGATATAGAAGTTTTATTTGGAGACAAATGTCCGTATTTATTATCAATTTTAAAGGCTATACTTGCGTCTGTTATTGAGTCTATCGGAAAATTAACATTCGAATAATCGCTCACATGAATATCTCCTGTGTATAATATTTTAGACCTAAAAGTCGATAAAACATCATCTTTTATGCAATTTAAATCGCACAAATTAAATACCAAGTCAGATATTCCAACGTTATAAAATAAACAACAATATTCCCCATATCTATATTTTGCTTCTAATAGTTTTAAATATGGATAATCTATATAATAAAAATCATCATATAAATTTTCAACACAAGAATAATAATTTTCCATATTTTCGGAAACATCAAAATCATGACTATGACCTATAACATCTCTAACGCGCTTATTTAACGGAATTACAGTTACAATGAGCCCTTCTCTATCAAACCTCTCGTCGTGTAAATTTCGTATTGCAACTACTTGACACAGACTATTCTCCGGTAAACCGTCTCTTCTCACTCTCGTTTTTGCTAAAATACTCATAACTATTCTCCTTTTTTTCTGTTGCATTTTTTGCCACATTCATCACAATAAGCACACGCACCACAATAAGAACAATCTTTATATTCGCTTTTTGGACAAAAAACATTTTTTATAAAATAATATTTACTCCCTCTTTTAAAATTTTTCCATACGGTTTTATCTGCGTTCTCACAAATAATCGCGTCGGTTTTATTTTCTGATTTCGGTATGTCGTAGTATCTATAATAATTATAATTTATAGTTTTTGTATCATTATATGTTCTAAAATTTTCATTACTATAATAACAATCGTCTTCTCCCTTTATAAAATTACCTATTAACTCAACATGACCAGCTCCGTCTAATATCGCTAATTTGCTCTTACACAGTTTAGATATTAAATCTAAATTATCAGCGTCTTTATAATAACTTCTATTTTTAACAATTAGCGATAAATAATCAGTAATAAACTTCATAGTATCGTTATTGTCGTTTTCGCTATGATTAGAAGTTAATGATATTATTCCGTTATGAGCAACACCCATATCGCTCACAAATCTTAATTCTCTCAAGTCGTCCATGTTTTTAGATATTGGATATGGGTGAGTCAATTTTGCTTGAACTCCGCCTTGTGTAGTTATTCTAAAATGCATCACAAACGGTCTTTTATCACCATAAGTATTTATAGTAGAGGTTAATTCTTCATAAAACTCGTCAAAAGTCATAAAGCCCTTTTTTATAACGACTTTGTTTTTATAAGGATACATAAATCCTGCTCCGTCGTCATTTTTATTCCAACATTTTTCTAATGTTTCTTTTGATGGAAAATCAACATTTTTAGGTTTGTATACTATAACACACATTATCTAATAACCTCCGTAAAACAATTTCTTCTTTTTATATAATTTTTTGTCGTGTCGTTTATTCCAGCCAACCACTTATTCACATCGTCCACATCTTCCCAAGAGATGTTTTTACAGTTTCTAACGATATTAAACGTCAAATCTAACGCAGATAAGAAAGAATTCAGACACAATGTTCCTCTAAAAATTCTAAATTCTATGGTGTTTTTATTGGTAACATTAACTGCTTGGTATCTGTCTCGATGCTGTCTAACTATTGATTTACATACGTTCTCACTCATTTCTCCAGTATAACCATATAAACGGCTTAAATACCCATTATTCTTTAATGTTTCTTTATATGGTTTACACCAATGGTCGTCGGTTCGTCTGCTGAATTTAAATAACTCATCAAAATTTTTCTCGTAAAAATAAATAACTTTTGCGATATTATCGTCTTGTTCTTCCTTAGTATCTCCGTATAAACTTCTAGAAGAGTGTATATGTAATCCACAACAATTTCCGTTATGACTTCTATATCCTAATTTTGTTAATTTAGATAATATACTCTCCCAATCTATTTTTAACAAATCTCTCTCGCTATGTGGTTGTGTAATCATTTCAAAACCAGCGGAACCAATTGAACCGTCTCTCATAAAATATAATTTTTGATATGGGTCATCACCTAAAATCTTTTTAATTTCTTCTCTTGCTTTGTCTGTCGAACCCCCATCGGTTTTTTGAACCTCTAATTCTATACCGAAACCTTTGAATTTTCTAGGTATTAAAGAAGCTCTATCATCATAAAAATATACTCGTTTAGGATTGCTGTGATAAGATTTTATTTCAGTATGCTTATTAGACAAGCAACTAGAACATATTCTTCTTTTGTTTATCACCTTTGAGTTTTCTACTTTTACATAATCACCACATAAACTACATTTTACAATTTTATTTTTATGCTCTTTTATAGATTTTTTACAAACACGTCCCAATTCCGGTATAAGAATGCTTCTCCTTTTTAATATTTTATGATTTTCGTCTAAAGCATCTGATATTACATAATCAGTGTTGTTTAAACAACGATTACATAGCACACTGTCGTCATATAAAACAGTCATTTCTTCTTTTTTGTGATATGACCCACAAACATCACAAAATCTATAATATTTGTTTAAGCAATCTATACATATAGGTTCGTTTTTAATAGTAGTATGATTCAAATGTATTTTTCCACAACGCGAACATTTCGATAACCAGAACACATTTCTCATAAAATCTGTTAAAAACTCATCATAATGAATTAAATTCGTTTCCACACGCCTCGTAGCATAATAACTCGATAAATCAAGATTAAAAGTCTTAATAGTGTCTAAAATCTCATCGTCTGTTTGAGTTTTTATATCTGGTAAATAACAACTACAACTACTAACTCTAATATAACAGTCTTCGGTAAATATAGAATAGTTTTTTTCATAGTTTAATAATTCAAATTTAATCGCTTTATAACTATACTGTTTGTTTTCAGGATATAATATCAAATACAACTTATTGTCATTAAATATGGTTTTAGAAAACACTGATTTACCGTCTTTATGATAATCATTAAGATATTCAGTAACAGTTTTAACCATTTTGTTTGCACAATAAGTTTCTATTTTCTTTATTTTCTCAGAAATTTCCATATTAATCATTCTCCTCTACTGAATAAATATATCTATATAAACTAGTCCATAACTCATCAAAGATTAATTTTTCATCACCAATTCGCCAAGTTGATGCTAACTCTACTATACCAAATAAACTGTTTATTAATTTAGTGTTTGTTTCTAATTCTTTTTTATTAAAGCCTAAATCAGCGAAATCAAATAAAAAATCAATAAATTCTATGTTAATATCATAATCAGATGTAACAATATAATTATCTTTCAACCAACTAACATAGGCGTCTATATATTTAATAAGCATATCGTTTTCTTTATCATCTTTATTATCTTTATTATCTTTCTCGTTATCGGATACTGCTTTTATTTCCCATTTAGTGTCACTATACCAATCTTCTAGTGTGTTATTTTTCTCGTCGAAATACATTAAATCTCCACGAGTTAACTCAGTATTATACCACACTATTCTTTCTTTTGATTTAGAATAAAATTCTTCTATTGATTTTAACGCACTAATTGCTTCTTGTAGAGTGTTATATCGTTTTGTATACTGTTCTTCTTTTCCATTGTCTTTTTTCTGAATTATAACATATTTGCTCATAATATCCTCCGATTTGCGAAAACGCACTCCAAAATATGTCAACTAAATCTATCTCATTGTATTTGAATAAAATTTTTTCTAATTTGTTTAAATCTAAACTACCGATATATAGTTCACTTTTTGGAGATAACATTTGAATTTTTGTTAATTTTAACATAAAATCTTTCATAATAAATTCCTTTTAAATATAATAAAAAAGACACGAGATATAGCTTATGTATCGTCGTGTCTTTTATCTTATATTGAAATTTAAAATTAATCTAAATTAATTCTTCCGTCTTCTTTAATCACACCATAAGCAATAGCAAGTGCTTTTTTCGCTGCATAATTATCAGCATCTGATACAAGGTCAATCAAATCATTTGCAGTTTGATTGATAACATCTGCTTTCGCGTCAAATTCTGCTCTTACATTAGCAATCTTTTCGTTAAGTTCTTTTGAAAATTCATAGTTTTTCAATGAAATTACATTTTTCATAAGTGGACTTGAATTTTTCAAATCTCTAATTGTTTTATAAGTCTCGTCAGTAACTTTAATAGCAATAATTGCGTCATCTTTTGCTAAACTATTTTGTTCTAATTTTTTACTTCTCCATAACATAATTGTATTATACATAAAATCCTCTCTTTTAAATGCTAGTTTTAAGTGTTGCATACACTGATTTTTGTGCGATAACCATTGTTCGCACGATTAAGTTGTATTTTTCATATCATAACAATAAATTTTGGGTCGATTTTTTCCTAGTCGGAATACTTTGTAAACCCCTATAATGATGTTTGATATATATTAAACTATCGTTACGGCACCGATAGATTTAACCAAATTAATTGTTAATATGTTTTATTCTCTGAAAAATTTTACAAAATGATTTTACAAAACGAAGCCAAATTTTACAATTATTTTACAGAAAAAATCGCTATAAGTGCCTAAAATAAAGGACTTTTTACAATTTGACAAAATTTTTCATAAAAAAATAAAAAATTATTATTTAGATTTTTACATTTTCTTCTTATACTATATATATTATTTTATTTTATTTTATAAAAGTATAAGAAAAAACTGTCAAATTGTAAAAACCCCCCGTAAATAGGGGAGTGTAGCGATTTATTTTGTAAAAATTTTGTAAAAAAACTGTAAAACGTTTTGTTAAAAAATTTTAGGGGGGGTATTATTTTGATAAGATAAATGTATCATACCCATCACTGATTTGAATTTTGTTTCTCAACCCCATCATAAACTCTAACGCTTCAAAATACTCGTATGGTCTTTTTGTCGAGTTTATTAATTTACTGACTTCTGATAGTGTAGCAGATTTGTATGTTGGTATTATTTGAAACTTGCCGACATATATTTTCTTGGTTGCTGATAACGACATACAATTGTCGCATAAATATTCTTTGAAATCTAAATCTAACATATTAACTCCATTTAATTTTTGGTATGAAAAAAGCCACTAATGATTTTAGGTCAAAAGTGGCTTTTGATTATTGTTGTGTTTTTTCTAATTTTTTAACAATGCTTGCGTTTAATGATTTTAAGAAATCTGAAACACTATAAGTCCAGCCTTCTTGTTTTACATTTTTAGCACTTGTTACGAGTTTATATTTCATTGCTGAAACAACTGCTTTATTGAGCATAGAAGTTGAAATAATTGTATTGTCTTTTAACAATAATACTTTACCGACAATATCTCTAATCTCATCTTTATCTTCACTAGTAACAATAACAATTAAGTTATTTTTTCTTCTAGTGTTTTGTGTTGCGATTTTGACAAGTAAAGATTTTACTCTTGTGTTAAGTTCTTTTTTAATGCCTTTATCAAAAGCAACAATATTTTGTTGTAATTTATTGTCATACAACCTTGACATTTCGTTTTTTGTAAACATAAAGTTCACCCCTTTAACTAATAGTCAACTCAAATATCATTGCAATTTGAGTTGCCATAAAAAGCACCACTATTGAGCATAATGGTGCTTTGATAATTGCATAATCATATTGTTTTATATTTGTCGTTTGTTATTATACGTTTGATTAATGTTACAATAGTAACCTTTGACAAGTGAATAAAATTATTTATTCGGAATATCAAAAACATATAATAACACTATAAAACTACTAGCACAAATATCTCATTTACATAATATTTGTTTGTTAAATGAGCACTAGAAACAACTTGTCTTGTCGTTGTATTTTACCCGTTTTTTGTTAATAGGGCATTGCTCCGTTCATATCTCATAGGTGTAGACAAATACACTTTTAACCCTGACTGTTTGAGGTAGACTTTTTCGCCAACTAATCACTTTTATTTAAAATTTAATTTTTAAATTACTCGCTTTTGTTAGGTGTCTTATAGTTGTCAATGTTCGTGTAGACTTTGTTTGTTAGTTTTGTTTGTTTTGTTTCAATCTACACTAACAGCGAATAGTTATCCGTGAAAATTTAAGGGGTGAAAGGGCGAAAGGGCGAAAGCCTTTTTATTAAACGGGCGTGCGTGTGTGCGTTTATTGTAGTTAGTTTTATATATACTATAGTAATCGCACCCCCACCCGTGCGTTATCTTATCTTCGTAGGTAATAGTTTTCACCCATATCTCCTCCAAAAACTTTTCCACCCCACCCCCTTGGTTTTAACCCCAACCCCACCCACATATAATTTTTGAAATTTTTCGTTTTAACTTATAGAAGCCCAAAAGAGAGGAGGACTTCTAAGGAGGTAAATATGGCAGAATTTGCAAGTAAAGGCGTAGCAGGCTCAGGATTAGGCTTAGGTATCGCCGGAACAGCTCTCGGATTATTGAATGGAGGTAGATGGTTTAATAACGGTTTATTTAACGGTGACTGTGGTTGTAGTGAAAATACACCAGTAAGCAGATATGAACTTACTCAAGAAAGTAAAATAGCTGATTTACAAAGCCAAATAGCTCTAAGAGACGCTAATGTTTATAACGACCAAAAATTATTGGAAGTTTATAAATATTTCGACGGACAACTTAAAGACATTAGAGCTGACCAAAATAATAAATGGACAGACCAAGCCGTTATTAATTGCCAAAACAGTTCTGGATTAAAAGTATTGGCTAGTCAAACAGCAGATATTAAAGCTGTTGTAGATAGCATAACTAAAACTGCTGTTCCTACTAGTGCAATTTGCAACTTTGGTTGTGGTTGCGGCTGTGGATATGGCGCCGGAAATGTTATTTATTAAAATAGTATGTGAGGAGATTTAAAATGGCATTACAAACATTTACAGTTACTGATACAACGCCAGTAACTTATGCTGAGAACGCAGTAATTTCATTCGAAACAAATGGAGAATATAATAATCCATGTCCGAATTCAAACATGATAGTACACCCAGCCGGTTCGCAAACGATAAATTTAAACAGACCGGGATTATATTTGGTTCAATATAACGGTACGTTGGCTAATAACACAAATGCAGCTGGTGTCGTTGGTGCTCAAATTTTTGTGAACGGAGTGGCTATACCACAAGCTAAAGGAGTCGAGACTTCTTCAGGAGCGGCTGAAGTGGTTAATGTTGGCATAAACACTTATATTAGAGTGTTGCCTAGTTGTGCTGCGATAGACAATAGAACAACTATTACTGTAGTCAACGTTGGATTAGAGGCTAACTATTATTTAAATAATTTATTGGTAGCGAGGGTAAGTAATTAATATGAAAATAACAACTGAGCAATTACAAACTGCTATAACGGCTTATTTCGAACAAGAGATAGCTCAGAAGGCAGTTGGGTTTAAGAAATTTGTATCGTATTTTATAATGGCATCTTATGAAGATAAAATACCGGGTATAATAAATGAGTTGAAATCAGATAAGGCTGTACAAATGTTAAATGTGATAGATGAAAATGGTAATATAGATGTTGATAAATTATATAACTATTCTAAAACAGCCATACGCAAAAGCGGGCAGTTTGTGTTGTTCGGTATCATATTTAATGAAAACGATATAGATAAATTATATTCTATTATAGAAAGAGGTGGCGGCTATGCATGATATTAAAGAGCTTTTAAGTAAAACCACTCACGAGCAAAAAGAAAAATTATTACACAAAATCATAAAGCATATGGACGACGATGAAAGACACGAGATGTGCGAGGAGTTGTACATAATGGTACATGGCGAGCATTTGGACGAGAATATGGCTAGAGACTGGGTATCTAATATGATAAATAAAGACGGCACTCACGGGGAGCATTATTCGTGGGAAGTGGCGAAATCGTTAAGAGACGACTATGGTATATCAGACATATCAGAAAGTGAGTTTTATGCTGTTATAAATATGATGTGGAGTGATTATTATGATGTAGTTAGAAATGATACAGATGCGTGCGTTAAACTCACAAAAGATTGGTTTTACGATAAAGATGGTGACAAAGGTAAAACTTATAGATATTATAAATATATTTTAAAAAATTAGATTTTATTTTCTAAAAAACACCCCCTCAATCGTTTTTATATATAGAGGGGGTTATTTTTATATAATGACAGAAAAACAGAAACAGCGTGCATACGCAACTCGCATGGAGCATATAAACCTTAATGGTAAAAAAGCCTTACATAAAAAATGGAAAAATATCGCGTCTGAATTGTCTGACAGAGAAATAACTCTTAAAGATATCTGTAATCCAGATAGCCCTAAACAACTAGGTCTCCTAGAAATGGCTAAAAGTCAAAAGATGTCTCTGGGAGACCTTACTATATTGAGACAATACAGCGAAGCGATAGTTAACGGAAGCACAAAAGCCGCGGAATTCATAAGAGATACTATGGGAGAAAAACCTACTACACAACTTGATGTAAACACAAACGAAAGCGGCATAAAAAATATGTCAGAAGCTGAGCTTAGAGAAATGTTAGAATTATTGAGAAAAGGAAATGTCGACAACTAATCCATTTGAAGCTACGATTGAAGAAATCGAGCATGAATTGCAAATACGACAATGTAGGTCGTCATATTTAGAATATGTAAAATATACAAATCAGGGATATAAAGAATCAAAATTTCACAATTATCTTTGTAAAGAAATTCAGAAATTTTTAGAAACCAATACTTCTGATGCGTTCGATATTTTACTTTTATCTGTGCCTCCACAATTTGGAAAATCTACAACAGTAACAGAAACGCTACCTGCCTATTATTTAGGTAAAAATCCAGATAAAAAAGTAATCATATGTGGTTATAATGAAGATTTCGCTATCAGATTTGGTAGACGTAATAAAGAAAAAATACAAGAGTATGGTAGTGAGATATTTCCAAATTGCGTATTGGCTGATGCGCCTTGTTCTAACGTAGAATTCGAAACTACGCAAAAAGGTCGTTGTATTAGTCGTGGTATTATGTCTGGTTTGACAGGAAATACTGCAGACTTATTCATAATCGACGACCCTATTAAAAATAGACAAGAAGCGGACTCACCTACAACCGTAAATAACATTTGGCAAGAATATCTAAACTCAGTAAGAACTCGTATTAAACCGGGTGGAAAATTAATAGTAATACAAACAAGATGGGTAGAAAATGATTTGTACGGAATGATAGAAGCTAACGAAGCTAACATTACTAAAATAAACATTCCTTGTGAATGCGACAGTGAGGACGACCCATTAGGTCGTAAAATAGGAGAAGCTCTTTGTCCTGAAATCGGAAGAGGAGACGAGTGGCTAAAAGCATTCAAAAAGGTTTATATTGGAAAAGAAGGTTCTAGAGCTTGGACAGCTTTGTATCAAGGAAAACCAACTGCTCTAGAAGGAAATTTAATTAAAAGAGATTGGTGGCAGTTTTATAAAGAAGACGAAATAGAAAATTTACCATATAAAATAATATCTGTAGATGCTGCATTTAAAGATGGAGACGACAATGACTATGTTGCGATACAGGTATGGGGTAAATCTAAAAATATATATTATTTATTGGATTTTATAGAAGACCATTTAAATTTCGTAGAAACATTAGATGCGATAAGAAACTTACATTCTAAATATGATGATATTTGGTATACACTAATAGAAGACAAAGCAAACGGTAGCGCGATTATAAACGTATTATCTTCGGAAATAGAAGGAATAATTCCAATAAATCCTGAAGGTGGTAAATTATCAAGAGCTAATTCGGTTACTCCGGCTATAGAAGCTGGTAGAGTGAGATTACCAAAATATGCAGATTTTACAAAGAAATTTATAGATGAGTGTGCAGCATTTCCAAACGGAGCGCATGACGATTCGATAGACGCGATGTCTCAAGCATTAAATAGAATGATAAATGTTGACGCTGATGTTGAAAATCCTAAAAGCATAAAATATAGCAAATGGACAGAAGATATGTTTGAGGATTATGAAAACGCAAACGACGAGTTAAAAGTAGAATTATTACAAATATGGGGTCACCCGTTAGAATGGAAAGAAGATTATAATTAAAGTTATGTCATTAGAAGCGATGACGTGGCGATAAATAGTGAAAATCAGTAATAAGTGATGTAGCTTTCGAGGAGGTTAAAACTGTTGCTGAGGTCGTGTCGTCTATACAACAATATAATATTAGTGCCGCTAAAATTGGCTTCCTTTTGATTTTAGATTGGACTAATATAATTGAGGCGACACGAGACTATAAGGAGATATATGACTAACAAAGAAAAGAAATATCATTACTGGTATGATTTGTATATTGATGCTAAAAGTAAACGCAAAGATTTAGACGACAAAATAATTAGGCGTAATAAATTATACAAAGGCACTGGAGAAGTGAGAAACTTAAAGACTGGAGAAATTAGTTCAAAGAAAGCGATTTGTTTAAGAAATATGTGCTTTGAACTAATCGAAACTCAAATAAACAACTCAGTTCCTTCTCCTAAAGTTACTCCTAGAGACGATGAAGATACAGATTTAGCATTAGAACTAGAAGGATATTTAAAGAGCGAGATGGATAGACTCGATTCTGAGGTTATTAACGATAAATCAGAAAGAGAAGTTTATAAACAAGGAACTGGCTTCTATATGGTGGGCTGGAATAGTGAGGAAAATACACCGATATCTAGAGGAGAACTTACTGTAAAATTCATGCCTCTTAGCTGTGTATATCCTCAACCTGGAATAAAAAACATAGAAGATGCTGAATATATTTTCGTAGAAGAACTCGTTTCTCTTAAAAAGATAAAAAGAATGTACGGAGTCGATGCTCCAGAATCTGGAAATTATAGAGGAATGAACGTTTTAGTAACTGCTTATTACTTAAACGACGACGGATATTTATCTAGATTTGGTTGGATTGAAGATTGTGTAGTATTCGATGAAGATTATTATGAATTAAGACAGTTTAGAAGATGTAAAAAATGTGGAGAAGATGTTCCTGAAGAAAAGATTTGTCCTGTATGTGGAAGTAAATCTTTCGAATGGGTCGCTGAAGAAGACGAAACATTAATTGAAGATATTGTATCTTATGATATAAACGACCCTAAAAATTCTTATATAATGGCTAAGGCTGGAACTAAAGTTCCGTATTATAAGATAAAACAACTTCCTTTTGTGATGAGAGTTAATATCTCAGACACCGAAGGATTATATGGAATAAGCGATATTGATATATTGGAAAACAATCAAGAAAGCTTAAATAAAGTATTAACAAAAATACAAGAAAATGTTTTGAAAGGCGGAGCGATTGTTACTGTTCCTACAAACGTAAATGTACCTAATACTGATGATACTTTAAAAATAGTAAAGATTAAAGACCCAAATCAAGCTAAAGCGTTTAGCGTAAATACATTTCAAGCTAATATTCAACAAGACGATATTTTTCAAGATAGGTCTTATAATTTCGCTAGAAGCTCTCTTGGAATAACTGATAGTTATCAAGGAAAGAGAGACCCTACAGCAGAGTCGGGAAAAGCTAAAGAAATTTCGGCGGCTCAAGCTAGTGGTAGATTAGAGAGTAAACGCAGAATGAAAGATGCTGCTTATGCTGATTTATATCAATTAATGTTTAAGTTCTTATTGGCTTACTGCGATGAACCTAGAACATATACTAAAATTTCTCCAACAGGAGATGTTATAAAAGGTAAATTTAGCAGATATAATTATCTAAAAGAAAAAGACAACGGAGATATTTATTATAACGATAGATTTTTATTCAGTGCCGATAATGCTAGCGCTTTATCAACGAATAGAGAAGCGATGTGGAGAGAAACTGTAAATAATTTCCAAAGCGGTACTTTTGGAAATCCAGCCGACCCACAAACATTATTGTTATTCTGGAATACGATGAAAGGATTAGGATATCCTTTAGCAGAAGAAGCTTTATTATCTTTAAGAGAAAGAATGCAACAACTTCCTTACGAGTTACAACAAGCTATAATGCAAAATCCAGAAATATTACAAGAATTACAAACATTATTACAACAAAAAGGAGGTTCTGAAGATGTTTCAAATAGTAAACAATAAAGTGTTTATTACTAGAGGACAAACTGCTGTCTATTCTAGAGAAGTAAGGCGAAACGATTCAGAGAAATCTCCATATATATTACCGAACTGGAGCGATGTTGATTCTTCAGGAAATTTGGGATATGTAGATTCTAACGGAAAAATAACAGGAATAAGATTTCCTACTATAAGATTTTCTGTAAAAAGAAACATATATTCTACAGAAAAAACGTTAGATTATTTTGGAGAAGTTATTCCTGAAAAAATAAAAATAGTAGATGTTAATTCTGGAAAGAATCCAAATAACTCCGACTTTTTAAACGTATCTTCTCCTAAAACAGGAGATAGATATTTTATAAGAACTGGTGGGGAGTATGTTGGTCAGATTTATGAATACGACGGCAAAAAATATAATAGAGTTTATGATTATCTTCCAATATTCATGACTCAAGAAATAACAGATTATGTCGAGGGTGTTACTCTTCCTAAATATGATAGATTATATAGAAGACGTGTTTCTGGAGGAGCTCCTTCGTATTTCTATTTCGATAATAATAACGAAAAACATAATTATAATTTTGTAATAAACGTTTCTATTAGCTCAGAAGACACTATAGAATTAAATCCGGGAACTTATTATTACGAAATTAGTGTTATAAACAAAGATAAAGGTTCTAACGATATTTTATACAAAGACGTGCTTTTAGAACCTACAGAATTTGTTATAGGAGGAAGCAACGTAAATGAGTAAAGAAATTATATTGACACCTGCAAGAACAACAGATACCGAAAGTTCTTCTATGATTTCTCCTAATACACAAACTTTATATGCTCCTAGAGCAGACGTAAATAATCCCAATGAGTATGGACTAATTAGTTATTCTGATTTAGGAGATTTTACATATACTCAAGAAGAAATCGATAATAAAGGCGCAGAAACATTAGACTCGGCTAAAGGATATGCAGATTCACAAGATGCGATTGTGTTGGCTTCTGCTAATGAACATTCAGATAATAATTTAGAAATCGCAAAACAACATAGTGATAATAATTTAGAAACTGCAAAAAGTTATACGGATAATAAATTGCTGAATTATTATACTAAAGTAGAAGTTGATAATAAAAACGAAGATGTTTTAAATAGTGCTAAAAAATATACTTATTCTAAAGAAGAAATTGACGACAAAGACAGAGCGTTAAGCGTTAAGATAGAAGCTGTTGAAGATAAATCAGACGGAAGATTGAAAGCATTATCTTTTGACGATAATGACCAGATAATAGCGTGGATTAATGGTACATATACTTATACAGATAGTGTTACTGGAGAAATAATAACACCATCGGACGTTACTATTGGACAAAATATTTATAATAAGAATTTAGTTCAAAACGATTATTGGGTTTCTAAATTACCTATAACATCGATAAACGATTTATCGATATTGATTACCGATAAAAACGAGTTAAACGCGACTGATGTTAAATTTAATCCCGAAAACGAAAATAAATTGTCTGCTGCAAATGTTCAAGACGCTGTTGATGAATTGACTGAAGTTGTCGAGAATAGAACTGCAATATTTGAGTTGGGTAATTTCGTTTTAAACAGCGAAAATTGGGCTTTAAACAGCGAAAATGGATTATATGAATATATTTTCACAAACGAAGCATTAACTAACGCTATAACTCAAATTATTGAGTTTACACCTAATGTTGAAAGTGCTAAACTTATAAACGATAATAATATTGTAATTTATAATAATATTGAAACAATTGATAATGGTGGAATAACACAAGCTATAATAAGAGCAGAAAGCAAACCAAATTTTGATATTGTGTGCCAAGTTAGAATTAAAACCAACGCATTACATTTAACTGGAAGTGCCAAACTTTATGCAAGCGATGTTATGTTTAAAAATAATAGAACGGATTTAGGCGCTACAGATGTTCAAGATGCGATTGTTGAGATTAATAATAAAGAAAATGCAAATTTAATCGCATTAAATGAACATAAAAATAATACTATTAAAGAATTAAATAAATTAAAATTATCAATAAAGCCACAGATTGAAAAATGGACTGAAAAAACTTGGAACGGTCAACTTCCGCCTGAAGGTCTTGGCGGCGATTTAATTTGGACTGATGGAAACAATATTTATTATTCTTACAATAATTCGCATTATGTATTAGATACTGAAACATCGACTTGGTCTTATAAAATTTGGAAAAATGCGCCTAATTTTCTTGGTAGCGCTGTTTGGAGTGATGGTGAGAATATATATACTTCTGCTGATTTAGGAATTAGTTATACATACACATTAGATGTTGAAACATCAACTTGGACTAGGAAAGTTTGGAATGGTTATGATAATATAAATGGATATTATGTTTGGACTGATGGAAAAGATATTTATTATTCTTGGGGTGAAGTGCAATATGTATTAGACCGAGAAACATCGACTTGGGCAGAAAAGACTTGGAATGGTTTAATTAATTTTGATGGTCATAGTGTTTGGACTGATGGAATAAACATTTATTATTCGTTTGGTGCAAATCAATATGTGTTAGATGTTGAAACATCAACTTGGACTGAAAAAACTTGGAGCGGCTTGACTTATTTTAATGGAGATGGTATTTGGACTGACGGAAGCAATATTTATATTCCATCTAGTTCAACTCAATATGTATTAAATGTTGAAACATCAACTTGGATTAGAAAAGTTTTTAATAATCCAGCGACTGCTGTTGGAACATCTTTTGATAGTCGTTTTATTTGGACTGATGGAACTAATATTTATTATTCAGACAGAAGCTTTAATTATATATTAAATAAAATTACTTTAAAATATTAAGGAGTAAAAATGAACGGAAATTTTAATGTAACACCGATAGAAAAGCAAGCGATAGACGGAGATTTAGGCTCAATAAACAGCCTAGATTTGTCTATTGGTGAGCCAGTAGTAAATTATGACACAACTGACGGAATTTCTATAAATACCGATGCTAAATTTATATATGGAGAAGATAATAAAGAAAAGCAATTTATGGCAAGCATAGAAATTCCTATTGCTCCAGCGGATAATACAATTACTATTGATGCTGATAGTGAAAATAAAAGAGCCATAATTAAAGCGAATTTGAAACCTTTATATGATACAAAATTACAAAACGATAGTGTTTCTTTTACAATCGAAACATCTGATTGGGCAGAATTAGCAGACAAAGAACCGTATAAATTTAGCGCAACGATTGATTGTAGTTCTCAAATTACAACAACAGGCGAAACTATTTACGAGTTAATTAACGATAATGTTATAAATTTTGCAAATTATGGGTTTGCGTTGAATGAAGTTTCTTTTGGTGAAGTTGGTGTTGTTTATGATAAGCCTAAATTCACATTTTATGCAATGGAACAGCCAACAGAACAAGTTACATTAAAAGTTCTTATAACTGCAAATACAATTCTATTGCTTAGTTCAAGTGGCGAAACAGGGGGTGTTGTAACATTATGATAATTAAAAACCCATTGATTATAAAAAAAGCAAAGTTACAAACAAAAGCAGTTACTCCAACAACAACAAGTCAAGCAATTACTGCTGATAGTGGTTATGACGGACTTGATGAAGTTGAAATTTCAGCAGTTGACAATACTATTGATAGCAATATTCAAGCAGAAAATATTAAAAAAGATGTCACTATTTTAGGTGTTACTGGAACGCTTGAAAGTGGTGGTGGTAAAGATATGCTCCAAGCAAGAATAGATAGTAATAACGATGCCTCTTACTTATTTTATTATTATAATGGTTTAAGTGTTGATTTTATTTCTAATTTGGATACAAGCAATGTTACTACTATGGAAGGTATGTTTAATAATTGTTCAAATCTAACAACAATACCACAATTAGATACGGGCAATGTTAAAAATATGAGTACAATGTTTATGTCTTGCGGAAAACTTAATGCGATACCACAATTAGATACAACTAATGTTACTAATGTACAAAATATGTTTTATGGCTGTTCATCGTTAACATCATTAGATTTAAGTAATTTTGATACAACTAATGTTACTAATATGAATAGTATGTTTAGTGGTTGTTCAGCATTAACATCATTAGATTTAAGTAATTTTAATACAACTAACGCTGTTAGTTTATATTATATGTTTACTAGATGTTCATCGTTAACATCATTAGATTTAAGTAATTTTAATACAACTAATGTTACTAATATGACTGGTATGTTTAGTGGTTGTTCAGCATTAACATCATTAGATTTAAGTAATTTTAATACAACTAATGTTATTAATATGAATGTAATGTTCAATGGCTGTTCAGCATTAACATCATTAGATTTAAGTAATTTTAATACAACTAATGTTACTAATGTACAAAGTATGTTTTATGGCTGTTCCTCGTTAAAATCATTAGATTTAAGTGTGTTTAACACCAGCAAAGTTACTACTATGAACAGTATGTTCAATGGCTGTTCATCGTTAAAATCATTAGATTTAAGTGGGTTTAACACTAGCAAAGTTACTAATATGGGTAGTATGTTTAGTGGTTGTAACTCATTAACATCATTAGATTTAAGTAGTTTTGATTTTTCAAAAGTAACTTCATATACAAGTATGTTTGGTTCATCTTATTCAAATGGACCAGCAAATAACTGCTTAATTTATGTAAAAGACCAAACTGCTAAAAACTGGATAACTTCAAAATTTAGCAGATTGACAAATGTTCAAATAAAGGGGGCTTAATATGGAAGAATTTGTTGAAATGATACCAAATGAAAATAAATGTTGGGTAAATAAAAATAATCACAAATTTATTCATTCAAAAACAAATAAAGGTTTGCCTTTGTATATAGAAAACACAGAAGAAGCTATTGAAGAATTTAAAAACGAATATAAAGAAGTTGACATTATAAGTGATGAATTGCTAGACAAAGAAGCAATAGAAGTGTCTGTTGCAGAAGATTAATTGATTAGGAGATGATATGCCGTTAAACAAATCGTGTAACAAAAAGGCGTTCTCAAATAACGTAAGAACGGAAATTAAATCTGGAAAAAGCAGAAAACAAGCAGTTGCTATTGCTTATTCTGTTAAGAGAAAGTGTAAGAAATAGGAGAAATGTTATGACTTGTAAGAAAAACGGTAAAAAGAAGAAATAGTTTATTTTGGCTGCAAAACGGTCTGGCAACCGAACCTCGCCAACAAAAATGCTAAAGGAACATTAATATGTTTGAAGAAGATGTGGCTGCTAATGTTGATTCGTTTGATTTAACTCCACCAGAAGAAATCGAAGAACAACCTACCTCGCCAGTAGAACCGAGCGTAGAAAAAGAAATTAATTCTACGAAAGCTTATTCGGAACGTCTTAATAAAGATAGAGAAAGAATAAGACAAGAAGAAAGAGATAATATCGCGAACTCTTTCGGATACGATAATTGGGCTGAATATTTAAAAGCTCAAACAGATAGCTCTTTATTGGAGAAGGGATTAGACCCTGAACAAATAAGACCAATAATTAAAGACGCTATCAAAAATGACCCTGATTATATCGAGGCGATGAAGATTAAACAGGAGAAAGAACAATTAGAAGCTAAGATTTGGGCAGATGACGAATTAAAACGATTGAATGAAAAATTCTCTCTGCATATAAAATCTGTAGATGATTTGGACGAAGACGTACAGAATATGTGGAAATCTGGAATATCTTTGGAAAAAGCATATGCGGCTAATCATTATGAAGAATTGAGAACCGCAGCTCTTAAAAAATCTAGAGAAATCTCAGATGGTAAATCACATTTAAAAGACGTAAATGAAGGTAATAATATTTCAGCTAAAACGATATCTAATGAGCAAATGAAATATTTCAAAGCCTTAAATCCTAATGCTACAGAAGACCAAATCAAAGCCTATATAAATCGCAAATAATTTATTAGGAGATGATAGGAAATGAATCTTTACGGATTTAGAAAATATGCGCACGAAAACATCAGAACTGGCGGATTAAGTACTCCAATCGCTAGCGGTGAAGACAGCGCTACAGGCGTAGGAGTTACTTATTGCGAACTTCCAGCTAACTACAATATTGATGGTGCAGCAACTAAAACAATTCCTGCAGGAAGCATTGTTTTATTAGATTTTACAGCAGGAGATGTTGGTAGAGACAACAAAATTGAAATTAAATATGTCGCTGAACTTGGCGCTAATGCTTTAGTAGACCACGACTTGGGCGATGTTATTGAAGGCGTTTCTGCAGATGCTTATGTGCTTTTAGCAGAAGATTATACAATCGGCGATAGAAAATTAGTTTATTACATCGTTGAAAATACATCAAATGTGGAGGTTAGATAATTATGGCTATTATTTTTAATGTTGGCGAAACAGTAAAGCTTTCTTGTTTTAACGTCTTACTCGAACCTATTCAAATGATGTTAGAAAACGAAGTAGAAGCTTTTGAAAAACAAAGTTTATTAACTAAACTTTTTAGAATGAATACTACAGATAGATATGAAGAAAACTTCAGGTCTAGAACATCAATGGGCGGATTCAAACCAACAGAAGATTTGGAACCTGCTCACATTTCAGATTTTGGCGAAGGTTATAGAAAAACTTTCAGAACACAAATCTGGACAAACTCTTTCGTTGTTTCTAAACAAACATTCGAAGATAACCAAATGATGGACATTAACCAAGACGCAGTTGGTTTTATTCGTTCATACGGAAGAACAAGAGAAATGTATGCGTTTGCTATGATTTCTGGCGCTCTTTCAGGACAATGCGAATTTGAAGGAAGAACATTCGATTGCCGTGGTTTTGATACTACAGACGGTAGCGTTGATGGAAACGGAACACCACAAGTATTCTTCCACAACAAACACAAAGGTGCCGGTAATCCAACATTAGAACAATCAAATAAATTCTATGTTCATAAAGGCGATGGAACAGGAATTAACTTAAATAGCGTTGGCGCTCACGAAAAACTCTTAAGAGTCATCGGAAAAGTTCAAACAGAAATGCAAAACTACAAAGACGATAAAGGTAATCCAATTATGGTTGACCCAGACACAATCGTTATTGCTACAAACAACTACGCGCTCAAAGATACTCTTTTAACAGCATTGAAAACTCAATACACAAGCGCTATGGGCGACAATGGTGTAAACTTACAATACGGCAACTGGAACATTTTAATGAGCCCATATTTAAACGGTTTAGAAGGATTTGCTCCAGAAGACCAAGCTATGTTGATTATGGACACAAAACGTAATAAAGAATCAGTAGGTTTCATGTGGTATGATAGAACTCCATTAGAAGTTACTACATATACAGATAACGGAAACAAAGCTATGATTTGGGACGGACGTGCTCGTTTCGGCGCTGGTTTTGGTGATTTTAAAGTATGTTCATATGTATGCACAGGAACAGCTCCAAAATATACAGGATATAATGCAAACGCTACAGAAATCGACGAAGTTTTAGCATAATAAAAAATCAGAGGTTTAATCGCCTCTGATATATGGAACGAAAAGGTAAATTCCTTCTAATTCCTTCAGTTAATTAAGGAGATTTTAATGAAAAAATGGTCAGAAATACAACAAGCGACATTAAATAAAATGTTTATGGTGTTGACAGACATTAATGAAGATGTCAATGATTATTTATCTAAAATGATTTATTTCGCAAACGAAGCGTTGACTTTTATAGCAAATGATATAAGACCTAATGTTAGAAAAATCACATTAACTTATAAAGGAGATTTTGATTTTTCTATAAAACACGACAGAGTAAAAGAAACATATAATTATTATACTATTAAAGAAAAAAACACTTTCGATGGTCAAGAAGTATCCCCTGGAGATTTTATATACTCTAACGGAACTGATTGGGTTATATCTAGACAAAATTTAGTATTTAAATTTCCAGATGATTTTATTTCTTTTGCAGACATCAGTTGTACTTTTAATAGAAATGAGTATACCGCAGATAGACATTTAGAATTTCAAGAAAACGCAGACAAACTTATAATCGGAGAAAATTCAGTTTTGTTGCCATACTTAGGAACATATACTTTATACTATTACGCCCTTTATGGATATATTCCTTTAGATTTGGCGGTATCCGATGCTGATAGAGATTTGACAAAAGACCATTATTCAAACGGAATATTGGATTTCACTGCGATACCACAATCTGTTTTAAACACATTACCTTCTTATATTGCTTCTCAGCTACAAGGTCAAGATGACCCACAAAGGTCTGCTATATTAAGAAATGAATTTGAATTGATGTGTAGCAGATTAGATAGTACTAATTTTTATAATATCGAGGGTTTTGTATCTAAAGGAGGTTGGGTATAATATGGAAAAGAGACAAAACATAATAAAGATAAATAAAATAGGAGACGATTTCGAATCCGTTGTTACTAAAGGAACTACAGGAAACGATATTGAAATTGGTTTAGCTAGATTTATCATAGATATATCGGAAAGACAAAGACAATTAGGAAATCCAAATTTTAAAGAGGAAACATTGCTCAACGCTATTAGGGGGTGGGTACGATGTATAAAACAGGAGCAGTAAATTTTAATATCCCTTCGGGTCAATCGTATGAATCCATGGTCATTGGAGGCTTTAAAGGAATTCAATATTCTGACAACCCATTGGCTGTAGATTCTGATTCTGCTTCAGATATGTTAAATGTTTACTTGAGCGATTCGGGAACGCTCACTACTAGACCTAGAATAGAATATTTAGGAAAAACACCATCGGATTGGGAAAAGATTATTAATCGAATAAAATTAACAGATGAATATGTTTTATATCAGGTATTAATCAATAACGTTGTTCATTTATATATTAGAATAAATTCTAGCGACCCTATCGAAGTGAATTTAAACGATATAGAAATTTCAAAATCCAAAATATCTGCGTTTTATAAAGACGATAAAATATATGTTTTAGACGGTAACTATTATGTTATTAAATCAGATAACAAATTATATTTAGTTGAGAATGATGACGGAACATATGTACCAACGACTAGTATTAATAATATTAAAACTAGATATGAAAATAACGCTCTAAACTCTGATTATTCTGTGTTATATAATTGGGACGGACATTCGGACATAAGCGACTATTTAAAAAATTCGAAAACGACAACGAATGATTATTTTAAGAAAGTCGCAGAAGGAGAATATTTATTGGCGCCCCCATCTAATATCAGCGATTTAGACGGTGAAATTACTAGATTTGGAGATAATATTTATTATGGGAAAAGAATAAGTAACACTCAGAGTGTTTTATACAACATCAAACGAGAGAATAATATTATATCCGAAAACGATACCTCATATCAATTATCACATCGATATGTTTCTACGAGTCCTAACGGAGCCTATGCGTTGTGTAGCGATTGGGACACGGGATATCCTTATGTTGAAAATCTAAGCGACAAAACGTCTAAATTAGTAACTACCAGCAATAATTGGTCTGGTGTTGTAGATAATTTAGGACACGCATATATAGAACAACTAACAAACGGAACCAGAACGTTCAGTCAATATAGATTATCTAATGGTACATATCAACAGGTAGGAAACGCGATATTTAGTTTGAGTGATTCTTCAGGAGATAGTTATTATGGTTTTCGTGTGTATATAAACGAGGACTCGTCTAAAATATTGATGAAATATCACACTAAAAATTCATCTAAAACAGCATATTTAATTTATCACATAAATAGTAAAACTGTTATTCCTTTTGAATTAGAGGACGACTATGATGTTTTTTCTCCTGATTTCAATTATTTTTCTAAATTTTATTATGTTAGCAACCCCTATGGAGTATTTAAAAGAGCTAATATAGACTACGACACAATAAATAAAAAATATGTAGTAAACGAAACGTCTAGTCCAACTATAAATATTGGTCAAAAGACGATACCGAAAATTTTTGTTAGTGATATTGGAGCGATTTACTATTATCGCGATGTAAACAATAAAACGAACATGTATTTTATTTCAGACGACACCTGGAATGTTAATATAGCTAAAACTTTTGAAGACGTCTTCGATTTATATTTTTTGAATCCAAATGATTTGTCGGATTTTAGAATGAATCGAGACAACAGAACGACTGTAAAATATTATGAATATGTTAAAACAGGAGAACCGTTATTAAAAGTTGTTTATGAGGATTCCGATAGAGCGACTCTATCTTATTTAGGAGATTATTATTTTCGATTTCAAAACAATTATTGGTTTTACGGAAACTCAAACAGATTATGGAGAACTTCTTTAAATGACCCAACATATATAGAAGAACACAATTATATTGATGTAGGAAATGACGATAGAATAACAGGTGTGAATATTTTATCTGATAATTTACTAGCGGTATATAAAGCGAATTCGTTTTATCTGGTTTCAAGAAATGAAATATCCGACGATAATTATGTTTATACTTGTACAGAAACAAAAGGCGAAGTTGGTAATTTACCGATAGGACAAACAATAACTACGAAATACAGCGAATTACCACTATCCATAGATGACTCTGGAATATTTTATATCTCTCAATTAAAAAACGTAACATTATCAGAACACAACACTACTAGCGTAAGTTCATTGATAGATAAAAAATTCTTGGCGGAGCCAAATAAAGAATCTATATTAACTCACAATCATAGATACTGGACATATTTTATATTTCCTGGAGACACTGCAAAAGTATACGTTTATGATAATAGAACCAATGAATGGTATTATTGGGAGTTACCAGAAGGAAATATAATCTCACTTTGGGAAGAGAATGAAGTTACCAATAACGGAGATTTATTTACAATAACTAAATATATGACGTCAGACGGTAAAATGTATGCTCTAAGAACGGTAGATAAAGTAGTTAGAATCGACGCCAATAACGAATACGATTTTTATTCTACTTATGTAGATACTTTTTCAGACAGAACCCAAGAAATAGAATGGTTCTGGGAATCGCAAATATTACCTTTATCTTATACTAGATATAGTAAAACTTATCCTGCTATAGGATATAGAAAACAATTGACGCACACAGGATTCTTATTCACAGACACTGACGAAAATGAAGAATATTCTTTGGATTACGGTTTTAAAGTATATAGAAAAGCCCTATCGTCTGTTCCAGAAAATTCAATTTCAGGAACTTTAAATAGAGTTCGTTCTATACTTAGAAAAACATATATTCCTAGAATAAATTTCTTACAGATAAAATTAAAAAATAGTGATTTGGATTACATTCATCAAACAAATTTACCAAACGTACATAACAAACTAAATCTAATTCAGTTAAAATTTAAATATAAACTTATGGAGGAAACAGTATAATGGAAGTCAGTAATAAACGTTCGGCAGAATTCAATAAGATAGATTTAAATCGTATAGCCGAATTAGAACATTTCTTATTCACTACGTATCCTCGAAGACTCAGAAGTATAGAAAGAGCTATTTATTTAGGATATGAGCCCGAAGAAAGACGTTATGACTTAGAATTAGAGGCTTATGAAAAAGAGCAAGAATATCGAGAATTAATGGGTCTTAAAAGATTACCAGAACTCAAAAATAGAAAATTGATTTAGGAGAAAATTATGGAGACAATAACACAAATATGGACTACATATAAAGGAGAGGTCATACCCGCTTTAATAAGCGCCTTAATCGCTTTTATTCCATTTCTTGTTTTTTGGATTAAAGCCAGAATGAATTTAGCGAATAAAAAACAAGAAGCGCAATTAGAAGTGATGAAACAAATCGCAAATAAAGAAGACACTGCTCCTCAAATAGAAGCTTTAACAGAACACGTTTCTATGTTAGACGAAAGCGTAAAAGAAATAAAAGAGGCGGTATCAAATACTGCTGTATTATTTAATGCGGCATTTCAAGGTTCGGATTTAAATCCCGAACTTAAAGAAAATTTAGAATCTTTGAAAAACAAAGTGGTAATAGGAAGCAACCAAGATTTGATTGCGGAATTGGAAAAACAACTCAGTGATGTAAAAGAAGAATATCAAGCTTTATTGGATAGTAGAAAAAAAGAAGCTGAGGCGATTGTAGAAGAAATAAATACTTCTAAAAACAAAATAAATATGATAAAAAAGATAAGGAGATAATATGAAAAAGAAAACGACTTGGATTAAAGTATCTCAAATATTAGTTACTGCGCTTCCTCCGGTAGTCGTTTTGTGCGTTAAATTTCCAGATTTTATAAAAAGCACCGGAACATCTATTTCGGCAGCGGGCGTATTAGTGGCTATAATATTAGCTTGTATTTTTAGAGACCAAACGAAAAAATTATTGGTCGATAAACCTAGCGCGTTTAAAACGTGTTTGATAATATTCATAATAAGTTTGATTGCAGTGAATTTAGGAGAACAGTGTTTGTGGATTTCGTCAACAGCTCTAATATCTGGAGCTTGTGGAGTACCGTTACAAATGTGGTATAATTATGAAACAAAACCAGAATCTACCGATGATATTTTAAAAGGAATAAAAAGTCTTTTAAAATCTAACTCCTCGGAAAGTGAGGATTCTAATAATGAAAAAACTTAAAAAATGGCTTTCTGGAATATTGTCTGGTCTATTATTAATTGTTTTATTCGGAATAATTTTCATAAACTTAGGATTGGTAGAGCTAACCCCTTCTTATTTCGTAGAATTAGGATTAGTTACTGTTCTTACATTCCTACTAAAAACAACTTGGTATGATTCTACTGAAGAAAATAGACTAGACCAACCAGACATCAAACGAGCAGACTGCGACTATGATGATATGATAGATAATTTGATATTGGACGTTGATGATTTCGAAAAATTTTTAAAAGAATTAGACGACGAAAACAAATCTAACTATATAAAATATAAAATGGGTTCTAAAACTCCAGAAAATTATGGTTTTAAAAAATATAAAAGATTATTTAGAAAATTTACTAAACGAGCTTTTAAAAAATTTCCAACATCGTCGCAAGAAGATATTAAAGCTAGAGAAGAATATGTAAAAGAAAAAATGCAGGACAGAACTGCTAAAACATTAGGACAAGAGAAATATACTAAAAAATTATATAGAGCGACTAGACGAGCCGATAAAATAAAACCATTAAAAAGTTCGGATATAATGACTAGAGGCGAGAGTAAAAAAACATACGACAGTAAAGATTATAGTAAAAGCAAAAAAAGAATGTGGGCGATTTCAAGTACTATATTTAGTGCGGGAATTACTATAGGATTAGCCGCAATCGCGTTCCAATCAATATCTGTGAGTTGGGAGAGTGCGTTTAGATATTTGACATATGTTTATTCTATGCTCCAAACAATAATTTTATCGATAATAAAAGCTAATAAAAATACATATATTGAACATATGGATTATTTATCTAGATTAACGGTTATTCTTAAAAAATATTCAAATAAAAAAGGAGGTGTTGTTGTAGATGGCAACGAGAGTAGTAGCGCCGGCGTCCGAAATAGCTCAATTATCTAAACAAAGAGACCCGTATTATAATCAATATTTACAGTTGTTAACATCTTCCGCTCAAACTGGATTACAGCAATCCACGGAACAAATACAACAACAAACCTCTGCGAATATAGCTCAGGCGTATTCTAATTATTTATCTCAACAAAGAACATTTGCTGAAAATCCTACGATATCGACCGGAGATGTTGCTAGATTAAGCGAACAAGGACAATCTGCATATTCTGCTGCATATCAAGCATACAAAGCAAAAGAAGCGAAAGATATATATTCTACTGCTATGGATTATGAAGAACAATTAGAGTCGTCTATATCCAAATTAGACAAACAATATGAGAATTATGGTTCTAAAATAAGACAAGTAGAAGAATCTTTGTTAGAATATATGCCTTCAGCCGTAAACAAATATTACGCAGAACAAGTTTCTTCGGGTAAAATGACACAAGAAGAAGTTGATGCTATTTTAGCCGATGAGAATTTATACAACAAGTCCGATTTGACTAAAGAATATTTAATTGCGTTAGGAGGAGTCAACGAACAAGGAGAGTCTTTCTATACAACATTATTAAGAGATAATCCTGATTTGGCTGATTGGGCGATTCAAAATAGAGAGTTATTCGAAAGAACAACGTTGGGAGATTATTACACGGATACTGCAAATTTGAATAAATTAAACGAACAGATAGAAAAAATATCTTCTGAAAAAGAAACCAAAAAGTTTGAAACGCTGATTTCTCAAAAAGGCGTAATAAAAAGCGATGAAGGTTTATATTATCAAACAAAAGGTAAAGAATATTATTTTGACGAAATAGAAGGTGACGTGTATACCTCTACCGGAGAAAAATTATACGATAAATTAAGAAAAATGAAGGTCGGAGATGCTATAGAAACGTCAAAAGGAACTATTGTTAAAGTAAATGATTCTGGTATGGGCTATTTTAAATATGCTGATTTTATAGAAAACAAAGGCGATAAAGAATATATTCAAACAAGAAACGAATATTTAAAACAACGAGAAATATCTTCTGCGAAACAAGAAGGAAAATATGCTTCTGTAAACGGAAAAGACTATAAACTAACAACTGAAGCGAATTTTAACAAAACTCCATTAAATGTCAGCGAAGTATACAAATTAAACTCTGCTCCTAATAACTCTATGGTAAAAATAGACCGTTATAATATTGCTTTATATAAAAAGAATAATGCGTATTATTATGTGGAAGAGATATAAATTAAAGGAGGCTTAAATGCCAGCTATACAAACGTATTATGCAAATCAAGAAGAATATTTATTAGATAAAGCTAGAGAAAATCCATTTTTTGATGAGAAAAGCTATGAGAGTGGCGGGTTTGATTATTTGGCTACTCTCGAATTAGCTACATACGGAGAAAATAAAAATGTAGATTTCAATACATATAATATACTTCCGTCAGACCAAAAAATGAATTATTTGGCTTATTCTTTAGGATACGTAGATGACCCGAACATAACAGGAGATTATTTTAACGCTGTCGCTGAAGATTATCAAAAACAACTCGAATGGGATAATAAAAATTGGTTTGAAAAGTTAGGAGAATCTGTATCCACTACTATAAAAAGCGCAGCTACAGAGGTTTATGGTATTGTAGAAGGATTCGTAGACACTTTGGCTCAAGTCGGAGCGTCTATAGGAGAATTGGTTGGCGCTGATGTATCTGGAATTAAAGAATTCATAGCTTCTGATTTTAGTGGTGTCGGTGAATTCAGACAACAAATACAAGAAGAAGTTAGATATAATAAATGGATAAATCAAGGTTTCGGTAAATATGTGTTTGATGCGTTTACTTCTTTAGGTAGTATGTCTGCATTAACTTTAAACTTAATCGCTCCAGGTTTAGGAACGGGTGTATATTATTCTAATGTTTTTGGTAAAAGCGCAGAAGAAGTTTATAACACTAGAGGAACTTCAATTTCTTCTTGGGAAGCCACATCTTACGCAGGCTTACAAACTGGAGCAGAATATATAGGTGAAAAAATATTCTCGAGTAAATTTTTAGGTGGTATGATTAATACTTCAGCTTGGAAAGCTAAGAGTAGGGTTATAAACATAGCTCTTAGCGCCTTAGAAGAAGGAACTGAAGAAATAGTAACAGAAGCCTTAAATTATGCGACAAATTCATTATATTCATCTGTAGTTAGTTCTGATTACGAACAATTTTTACCAGAAAACGGTTTGGGTAGAGCTATGTTAGATTCGTTTATAACAGGAGCTTTAATGGGCGGAATAACTACGGGCGTTGGCTCTGTTCTCACAAAACGAATAACTCTCCCTAACGGCGTTAAATTAAATAAAAATCAATCTTATTTATGGAAAGAATTATCTGAGGATATCAAAGAAGCTTCTGTAAAAAATAGCGCGTTATATGATTTAAGATTGAAAAAAGGAACTAACTATACTCAAGCAGAATATGATGCGGCTTATAAAAAAGACGTTAAAACCATGAAAGCTGCTGCTAGAGCGTTGAAAGTAGTTGGCGGATTAGAAACCACATTTGGAACTTCTAATATATCTGAAATAAAATCTAATTTAACTCAAGAAACATATTTGAGAGACGCTAGAAACGCAGTAAGAAATTATTGGATAGAATATTCTAATCCTGAATATAAAAGATTAATAGATAATACTTCTGCGGAATACAACAAATATGCAGAAGAATTCAATAGTAAAAACAAAAATACTAGATTGACTGTAGTAAACGAAACTTCAGAAGAATTCCAGCTCATAGAAAGCGCGTTTTCTGGTATAGGTAAAAGAGTCATTCCTGTTAAAGTAGGAAATTCTTCAGGCGCTGTGGGACAGGTTTTCATAGAAGGTTCTAGTGTAGGACAATCAGGAGTAATTTATATCAATGTCGATAAATTAGGAAGATTGAGCCCTGACCAAATATTAGAAAAATCAATAGCGGAATATGGTGTAAATTTATTGGCTAAAAACAATTCTATAATAAACGATTCTGCTATAAAAGAATTGTTCGATAGACCTTCTGGTAAAGAATTGACACAGGCGGAGAAGAATTTAATCGCATATAATTTGTTATCGAACCCTAAAACAATATCTGCGGTTGTTGGTTGTAATAAACGTTTAGCTAAAAAAATTATAGATAATTTAAAAAATAGACTTAAAATAGAATCTGGAAAAACAAAATATAGTAAAATAACAATAAACCAACTCAATAAAACTTTATTATTATATAAATATCAATTAGCTACAAACGCTGGCACGAAAGAAGGCGTTGCGTATTATTCGAAAGAATATGATTTAGACGAAGTCGAGATGTTGAAAATTTTTAATTCTTTGAATGAATACGATTTTCAACAACATTATGTTAGTGAAAAATTAGATGTGTCAGTTACTTCTAAAACAAGAACAGACGCGTTGAATTTATTGAATAATGCTCGTTTGACATCAGAAATTCAAAACGAAAATGTGATAAGTGATTATTCTGAATTGTTAAACGAAAATATATACAAACCAGATTTCGTTAAACAAATAAAACAAGATTCTCAATATGAAAATTTCGCATACGCTTTGAATAATATGTTGTATAACAACTTTGGATTGTATATTAATTCTAATACCGGAACATTCGAAGTTGCTAGAAACGTTGTTCGTGAAATAGACCCAGAATTCAGATTGAAGATGGACGAATATTCAAATAGATTGTATAATTTAAAACAATCTAAATTATCCGATTCTGAATATACAAACGAACTAAATAATATTGTTAATGAAATTAATTCCAACAAATATACAATACGAGATTTTTATAACGGTGCGTTTTTAAAACACATAAAATTAGATAAAAATACTCCTATTATATTTGAAATAAACGATAACGTTTCGTATGACGCTTCGTATAATCCTGCTACAGATATCGTGAGAGTATATATAAATTCTTTCGATTATAAGCCAGGGGTAGGCTCTATTAAGGGTTTGAACTCAGAATTAAATGATGTTAAATCTAATATTTATAATAGTATAATTCACGAAAGCGTTCATATTTTAGCAGAAGCTAAGAATAGTTATTTTGGAACAAACATAAGAGGAATTGTAGGATTTTTTAATACAGAAAAAGGAAATATAATTTATAACAAACTCAAAAAGTTATTAGAAAGCCGCCTTGGAAGTTTAGATAAATCTATGATGGCGAACCTAGTTTACAACCTAACTTACGGAGAAATGGAAGCTTCTAGATATTCTAAATCTACTCCGACTTGGATAAGAAGTTTTATGGAAACCATCGGTTATTCTCCAGAATTAGGAACAGCTATGGTGTCTGACGGTTTCTTAGCTACTAAAGACGGAAAATTGATTGGTAAAGGAAAGTTCTTAGGAATAATTATCGATTTAACAGACTCAACATACGCGGCTCACGAAGTTTCTTTCGATGCGTTGAGCGAAGAAGGAGTTTCAAAAGAATCTAAAGAAACTGAAGAATCTCAAATTTCTATAGATAATACTGAAGATATTATAGATAAAGAGATTAGACTCAAGGAATTGATTAAAAATTATAGCAGCAATAAAAATAGAACTAAAGAGGCGTATATTGAAATCGGTAGATTATCAGATGAACTCGGAATAGATTTACCAGGATATAATTATGAAACATACGACAGATTAGTGGCTGAACAAAAAGAAACTGAACAAAAATCGGAATATAAAATTGTAAAAAAAGAAACTTTATCTGATGAGGAAAAATTCAATAATTACAAATCTAGAGTTGCGTTAATAAGAGAGCTGGCTAAACAAAATAACACAGAAGAGCTTTCTAAATTACAAAACAGATACGAAAAGAACGATAAACGACTTTTAATAAATGAAATGGGTAAAGAACTTTATGATAAACTCATATCCGAATTCAATAAATTAGAAGGCGTTTCTACAAAATCGGCTTTAAACGAACAAGCATTAAATGTTAGAAAATCTATCGAAAAACACATCGATAAATTGACTCCAGAAAACAAAGCTATATTCGAAGAATTGCGTTATAAATGGGGTGGAAAAGGCGAGACTAAAAAAATGTCTCAAGAAGATGTTGAAAATAGATTGAAAACGCTAGAAAAGATTAGAAATCAATTCAAAACAAAGCCTTATAACCAAAAAGAAGAAGGTCGTAAAATATTTGTAAATGAATCTGGAAAATATAATACGTTCTATAAAGGAGCTTCTATTTCTGGTATCACAGAATTCGACAATACCAAAGGCGATAAAAAGAGAATCGTAGAAGGAGCTATATATTTAACAGATAGCAGAGATGTCGCTTTAACATACACTCAATCCGACGATGGCGCGGTTTATTCCGTAAATATAAAAGCCACAAATCCTTATATTATAGACGCTAAAGGAAGAACTTTTGAAAAGATAATCGCAGATAAATCTACCGATAATTTTGTATTAGATATAAAACAAAGAGGTTATGATTCTGTAATAATTAAGAATGTGGTTGATATTGGTGCTAGATATGTTGGAAATACTGCTGAGGCTAGAAAACCACACACTGACATCGTAGTTTTTAATAAAAATGACGTTGAAATAATTTCTTCTGAGCAAGCTAAACCAGAGGTTAAAAAGGAGACTGTTAATGACTTTACAAGAATACAAAACACAAGTAGAAAAGAACTTAACGAAAAGAGTTGGCGAGAAAGAGTCGAAAGCGTTGATGAAGCTTTACGACAACGATTTTCGAGAGCTTTTAAAGAAGAACTTAAGTCCCGTGGCTACAGCAACGAGTATAATAATGGGATATTAGAGTTAGAGTACGAAGGAAACTCCTATAAGATATATAAAAATGTAGATGGACAGACTTTTCACGATATTTTCGAAATAGTTAGATTATATACTGAAAATGGAGAATTAGTCGATTTACACGGAGTCGATGATGGTTCTGAACACGGAATAGGATATAGTAATACTGAAAATTATTTATCTGAAGACGGAACAGCCGGATTTGCATTAACACCGGGAGGAGACTTAATATCAGTTTTCAATCTAAAAGCATCTATAAAAAAAAATTGGTTACGAATGATATTGCCGACCATAAAAGAAAAAGCAAAAACTTTAGATTGTTATATATCTCCAAATCAAAATCTTCAAGAAATGTATTCTAAAATATTTGGATTTAAAACTGCGTCTATAATGGACTGGAACTCAGAATTCGACCACGATAACATTGGAGAAAATCACAATAACCCTAAAGTAGCGTTTATGGTAAATACTGAAAAAACAGTAGAGACCAAATATTTCGACAAAACGGATTATGATGGCGCGCAAGCGTATCAACTCAGTTTTATAGAACAAAAAACAGAAAAACCCGTAGAAAAATCTGAGACCAGAGGCGTTTTTGATAAGTCAGATGAACAAATCCTCGTTCATAAAAAACAGCTCTCATCGCAGATTTCTGATATTATGACAAATTTATCAGATACGACTTATAGAAACGAAGGAGCGTTCGAAGGAGACCTTAGAGCTGGTACAAAAGCATCAAAATCTAAAATGGGTCAAGGTTCTGAATACGCAATAGCATCTCAGGCGTTATTTTTCGAAAAAAAATCAGATTGGTTGTCTGCCATAAATAAAAAGAACGCGTCTGAAATATTGTCTCAACTAAAAACAATAGACATAAACGCGTTGAACAAAAGATTTATATTAAATTATCTATGGATAAATAGATATAAATTAAACAAGAGTCAAATTAGTGAACTGAATTCTATGATAGAAGTGGAAAACACTAGAGTAGGTCAGGAAATGGTAGCTATTAAAAATGCTCTTGAAGAAGATTCTCCTATTTCGGCTTTAGCTAGTGATATAAAAACAGAATACGGAGTTTCGATAAAAGTATCATACGATGTTGTTGGAAAATATATTCCAGAAGTCAAAGAATTAGGTTGGGAAAAGGCATTAGAAAAAACAACCCAAGAAATTGACGATTTAAAGAAAAAGTTGAGCGAAACAGAAGACGCCTTATCGAAATATGACTTAGAAGAACAAATGAAAGATAAACAAAAATTAGCAAATTTATTGGCTGAACAAGACGGAGTGGGGTTAATGTCGTATGCTTATGACAAACTCTTAAATCCAAATTATGATTATACCGAAGGGAAGATAAAAGCGTCTGAATTATCCAATGAGATATTGCAAATAATGATTGAACAAACCGAAGGACTTAAAAAACTAATGACTCCTAAAAAAGACGGTAAACCCGGTTCTATGTTTTCTCCACAAACTCAAGAAAAAATTCTAAATTTCTTCAACAAAGCGAGGTCGTTTAGATATCTTTGTATGTTATCTAGTTTTTCTACAGCGGCTAGAAACGCATTAACTAATACCGCTATAGGAATAAACAAAATCGTAGAAGACCAAATCGGAAAAGGTTTAGAAAAGGTTGTTATGAAAAACGCTCCAGAATCACAAGTAAGTTATTATGGAGATTATGATAAAGCTTTTTCAGACTTTATAGACGATACGTATGAAGAGTATGTAAGGAGCAGGTCTGGAACGGATACTAAATGGAAACAAACCGAAGGCGGAGAAATCAAAAAACAATTCACGCAAGAAAAAAACAAATTCAAACTCGCTCCATTGAACTGGTTCGCTAAAACCGAACGAAAATTATTGAGCGATGCTCCATGGACGGTAAGAAGAACTCTTAAGAACTTTAAATCTATGATATCTGGCGCATTACCTCAATTAAAAGTAGATGTCTATAATATCTTAGCGGCGAAATATAACGTAAACTCACAAGAAGCTCTCTTGAATAAACTCAAATCTGGAAATAAGGAAGCTTATGACCAATATGTGGCTATGACTAATGACGACTTAATAGCAACTACAAAATTGGCTATGAGATTGCAAGTTCCTCTATTGGAACAAGTTTTAAGAAAGGCGGAATATAGAGCAGATAGATTATACTTTAGAACAGACAATCCGATATCAAGAGGATTAGATAATCTAAGAAAAAGTCACCCTATTGTACACGACATCATATCGTTCTTTATACCTTTTGGAAAAGTAATGTACAACACTACAGCATACGCAGTAGAACATTCTCCAATAGGATTGGCTATGGGCGTAGTTAAACAGTTACAAACAAGAAACAGTTGGGTTTCTGATATGAGACACGAAATACAAACTTACGTAAATTCTTTGTATTATACTCAAACCAACAAGACTGACTATAATTCAGAAGAATACAACAACTGGGTATCTAAAAACATATCTGAAGAATTGAAAAATGTTTTGAGCGGCTCGAATAAAAACGCAGCTGATATATACAATAAATTAGTAGACGAAGGAAAAATATTAAGCGGAACAATAGGTTTAAATAACCCATTTGCGAAGGCAGATGTTATAGAACTATATTCTAAGGGTGCGATTGGAACGGCTTACTTAGTGTTAGGAATAGTGTTAGCTTTAACCGGCGCGTTTAAAATCGACGATGACGATTATATGGGATTAATTCTCAAAATTGGAAACGTTAAAATAAGATTGTCTGACTTAGCCCCATTCTCGACAGCATTTTCGTTTGGAGCAGCGTTAATAGGAGCGAGCGAAGGAAAGTTCGGAACTGGTCTTAAAAACGCTCTATCGACGTTCTATGACCAAACAATGCTGGGTACTGTAGAATCTATAATCGGATATAACGATTCTATAACAAACATTCTACAATATCAAGGAATACAAGCGTTACAACAATATGTTCCTTCTATATTGAAACAATTCACTAAGGTTATAGACCCTCACGCCAAAAAGAAGTCTGGAAATTTCTGGGATAAATTGTGGCAAACTACAGCATCAAATATACCCGGCTTAAGTTATCTCGTTCCGAACAAAGTAGACCCATATACTGGGGAATCTGAACAAAGATACAGTACCGGTGCTATAGGGGAGTTAATACACATATTCAACCCTCTTAAAATTGTAGTAGAGAAAAAATCAGACTTAGAATTAGAGGCGGAGCGCGTAGGAGCAATGACTACAGGAACTAGCGGAACGTTCAGTATAAACGGAACTAAATACACGTTATACGGAAAAGAATTAGAGACATATTCTAAAATAAGAGCTGATTATGTGAAAAACGAAATGAACAAATTAATAAATTCATTGTATTATAAAAGATTATCTAAAGAAGAACAATCCAAAGAGATTAAAAAAATATATGATGCCGCCGGAGAAATAATGAAAATCAACTATTGGTTGAATTCCGGTCACTCTAGTTATGTATTTACTGATTACAGCAAGATGAACGATTATTCTAATTATATAGAATCTTCTAAAATACAATATAGGAAAAAATGGAATAAATCTAAATATATTGATTAGGAGGTGTCGTGAAAGTATACCGGGTATATGATAAATTAGAAAATAGAATAATAAAAATAGGCAAGAGGACTAACGACTTATACGTTAGTCTTCCTGCCTTACAAAATACACTGAAAACCTATTTTGGTTCTGACGTGTGGAAAACCAGATTTAAAATATTAGAATATGATTTGGTTTTGAGCAATAAAAAAGAGAGCGATTGATTTCACTCTCTTTTTTTATATAACTTATAATCTTATTATGTCTGTTAATTTTCTCATTTTTCCACCATCTCTTAATATTCTTATTCTTAATACATTAGGAGAAGTGTCTGTAGGTTTATATCCTTTCATTTCGGCATATCCGCCATATTCTAAGAAACTGTTTGTGTTATAATAAGTTCTATAATGTCTTTCTAACGTTTTACTAGAATTATTATATAAGAATATACTATCTGGATAAACTATTTGAGTGTGCGTATGCGAGTGCAAATACAAATCTGCGTTAGGTATTATTTTATTCATATCTTCTAACGCGTTTGCAGTAGAACCAGCTCTTCTGCCTCCGCCAGAACCACCGTGAATACCAAATATCACATAAGAATTTGTTACTTTATCTGTTCCGTTTCTTTTCCCAAAAAGCAATGTTAATAAATATGCGTTATCACAATATCTACCCTTTTCTATTAATCCTAGAGAACGAGCCACATATCTTAATGGGTCTATTCCACAAAGCAAAGAGCTTCTATATTCGTGATTTCCTTGTGTCATTATTAAAATTTTATCTTTTATCGGATATAGCAACTCAACTAACGCTTCTTGTTCTTCTTCCATGGTCATAGTCTCTGTATAAGAATCTGATTTGCTCGTTTTTAACGCGTTGTTCATCAAATCACCATTTAAAATACAATAACAATTTGGATTGTTTTCTATATATTTTATTGTATCTTTTATTAATTTTATATTACAATGAGGGTCTCCTATGTGTAAATCTCCTAACGGAACAATTTCTATTTCGTTAGTTTTAGTTCCTAAATTTATTACGAGTTCTTTCATAATTCTCCTTTTGCTCTTTTAAAATGCGAATCACTTCGTCTATAGAAACGTCTCCTGTGGATAATTTTTTAATTTCAAAATTTATTACAGGAACGAAATTCCATATTTTTATAATTTTGAAATAGTCTTTTTTTAAGTATTTAGTTTTACAAATTTCTATGTTGTTTAACAAATCGTCTAAAATATTCATCTCTTTGAATATGTTAAAAACCACCTCACAACATTCTTGTAAACTTTCTCTTTTTTCGTTTATTAAATATTTTCCTCCACAATCTAATCGTATTCTATAGTCTCTACTCATCAATGTCTCCGAACACACAATCAACTAACTCATCTAGTAGTTTTTTTGGAATTATTACTACCTCTTCATAAATAGAAACTCCATTTTCGATAACATCGTCTAATTTATCTTTTATTTTTTCTAAAGAATAACATTCGCAAGTAGGTTTTTCTGTTTTATTTTCTTCTTTTTCTAATCTTCTATCAATCTCTTCTATAAGAGTTCTTATAAGTTTTTCAGACATATTCATATTAAATCTCCTTTAATTCTTTTATTTTATTATTTGCAAAATCTACATACCATTGTTTATCTAGTTCGAAAATCATATCCAAATCTCCGTTTACTAAATACGAATGCTCTGGTAAATCTGCTATCTTATCAAAACGTTCTTTCCCGTCTTCTTTTTTGTACTTTTTTAATGTACCATAAGAACTGTTCGTAGTAGCAACTACTCTATTGACTTTATTAGCCAATCTAGGTTCACCGTTAATATAATGATATGTTTTATCATAACTATTTCCTGTTTTAGAAGTAAAACAAAAATCAAATAAATTATTACACGAATAAATTGTTTTTTCTATTGGGGTGTCGTGTAAATAATATTCTAAAATAGCTTTATGTGTTATTGGGGCGTTCAAATTACTGAGCGCTCTTTTTTCGTCTGCTTGATTTGCCCATTTTCCTTTTAATTTTACTTTTCCGCCAGACTTCACTTCAATGTAATTATTCACGTCTCGTTGGAAAAACAACTCTATATTTTCGAATTCCATACTCATTCTAGTCAAATCTTCCCATTCACGAACGATTTTTTCAACATCAGAAATTTTACTTCTATTACATTTAATCAAAACACCGTCTGTGTTCGTTTGAATTATTTTACAATTAGTTTCTATAAATAATCTATTCGCCAAAGCAGCTAGTAATAATTGTCCTAAATAACACAACGAACTTGCGTTATATTCGTCAAATAACGCGTTATATTTATTTTTCATTGCGCCATAAGTGGTGTTGAGTATTAATTTCAAAGCCTCTTGTTGTGATTTTAATTTATAATATTTTTCGCTTTTACCATTTAACTCTTCTTCCTCACCCATTTCTTTTTTTAACTTAACTCTTAAGTTATAAACATTTTCATACATCTTTGGGTCTTTACAATTTCTAGACATATAATCAAATTTCATTAATAAGTTAGGGTAATATGCATAAATCTTACATTTTATCATCGTGTAAGCCAGACTATATCATTACTCTTTTGGAGTAGGCACCGCTTCCAATAACGTACCAATAGTTATTGTACTCTCTTTCGAGATAGTCGTTTGACTTTATTTGAGATATTCAAACTTGTAACCGAATGCGCTTTTTCTTTCTTTATCGCAAACGGCTTTTATTTTAGAAACTTTATTTTTACTTTTATACTGAGTATTAGTGTCTAACCATCTAGCGCACTCCGACATAGATGAAAACGACAAATTTATAGTTTCATTATACATTCGAACTTTCTTTTCCGCACGTTGTCCTTTATTCAGTATCTCTTTCATTTTAGACTTATATTCTATCGTGTTGTGCGCTATTTTGTGCGATTCTGAATTTTTCAAACTATTAGAGATTTTAAGTTTAGTCTCAGGTCTCATGCTTTTTCTAAATTTATTTTTATACTCTTCTGTCTGAAAAATCAACTGTCTCTTAAATTCCACATCTTTATTGAAAACTGGATTTTCGTTTGGGAAAATTTGATTATATTCTGGTTTTAATAACTCATAATAATATATTTCTTTTTCAGTCAAATCTTCTTTATCGCACAATTCTAATATTTCGAATGTAAAATTTTCAACTCCGTATTTTTTAAAAGCTCTATATAAAGGATAATCTTTGTTACATCGAATATGATTTTTCCATCTGTTTTCTATATCTATGCTCTGTCCAATGTAACTCTTTCCGTTTATATTATTTTTAATTAAATAAATTCCTATCATATTAATCTCAAATCTTAGCACAGGATTGCCCTTGTTTTATGACGGGTTCCCCTGTTAGCACTTGCTTATTTTTTCTTGGTGCAAGCACACCCCTGGTAAGGTTCAATGCCTTTTAATTACGCCATATAACTAACGTAACGTCGACGTTCATCAATACTTCTTTATCATTAGACCTACACACACAATTTTCACAAATCGTAGAGTGTATACCCCCTACACCGAAAGTAACTGTATTGTCGAACAAATTAACTTCTTTACTCTCGTCAGATATTATTTCGAATAAATCTATAATATCTTTAGGTAACCATTTACGTATGAACGGCTCGGCTCTTTCTGGTATCACAAATCTATCGTTCGCGGGTCTGTTTTTAAATTCAGCACCCAAAATCACAGACGCTAATTTTGCATTCGTGCTTTTTAACGCTTTATCTATTGGTATATTGTACATTTCGGATAAAACTTTTTTACTATCGACATAATCTCGTCTATATTCTAAAAGTTTCACTGTGGCTAAAACGTCGTGTTTACAGTACTTAATAATATCTTCTATATCTTTTTCAGTCAAGCATTCTTTATCGAAACTAACTTCGCTTTCTTCTATGCTCATTCCTATGTTGGATTCGAATTCTTTAAGAGAACCAAATTTCCAATCGTCATATAAATCACAGAAATTAAACTTATTCCAAAAATAATAATTGTTAAATGCGTCGCTTTCGTTTTTTTCGATTATAGCGCATGAGGTTTCATATATTCTTTGAGGGTCTGCGTCACAAATTATGGCGTTTAATATTCTCAAGTCGTATCCTTTTATATTGAAACCAATTAGACAATTTCCTATCCTCAAATCTAATATTCTTTTTTTATAATCTTTGTCTTTAGATGTTATGACGAACATTTCTTCTTGTGGTGGAATATTATATACCATACACCACCAATTAGGAAATACTTCCAAATCAAATACTATTTCTTTCATCATGTCTTAAATCTCCATTGTTGGTTTACTCCATCTTTCGTTGTACAAGCCATATGTAACTTATATTCGTCGCACACTTCGTTTTGGAAATTTCGTCTATTCATTTGAAGATATCCGCACTCTTTACAATATTCTTTATATTCCTCAAACAACTCTCTAGCAGACCTCAAATTCAATTTCTCTCTGTCTAAATTCATATCTTGTAAGAAAGTTAGTGCTGAAGATTGGTCTGTTCTGAATTTGTCTAAGTTTACTTCAGACGCTCTACATACAGTGAACGAACCTCTTCTTAAACATTCTCTGATTGCGTCTATCGCTTTAAATAATAAATATTCATAATCTCTATCTGTAAGTTTATCTAAGAAAAATCTATCTGGATTTTCTATTTTATTGTTCATATCCAATATAATTAATCTTCTATAAAAACCAGATGTTTTATCAGATATTGTAGGTAATTTGTTTGTACAGAAAATAAGTTTAGCGAAGTTTTTAAACGAGAACGGAGATTTATAAATTTCTCTGGCTATAATTTCTTCTCCAGAGACTAATTTTTTGAGCAAGCCTGTATTTTTCAATCCTTTAAAATTAATATCATCTCCGATATTCACCAATTTTCCGAATAACTCTGATACCATGAAATCTTTATCTAACGATTCTAAGTCTAGATATGCCGAATTAGAGTGTCCTAATAAATTACTTACTAAATTCAAGAAAGTAGATTTTCCCGTTTGACCTTCTCCGAAACAAATGAAGAATTTTTGCAATACGTTTCTTTGAATGAAACAATATCCTATCATCTCTAAAAACAACTCTTTCTTTTCTGGGTCGTTTGCTGATATAGTATTTAAGAAATTGTCTATGATACTAGAATACGGAACAGCATCATCATAATTATAATCTATATAAATAGTATTATAAGTCAATGGAGTATGTGGATATAATTTCATTGTGCTTATGTTTAATATTCCGTTTTTAACTACTATTTCGTTCCAATTTTTATTGACTTCGTCTGACTTCACATAAGTTTTTAATTTTATGAATTTTATAATTTCTTTTCTATGTCTTTCTTCTAGTTTTTTAGAATACTCTTCGTGTATCATTCTTTCTAATTCTCTATCATCTAATTCTTTATAATATTTTCCATTATAAATATATGTGTTGTCGTTACAAGTCATTAATTGTTTATCTTCTATTATTTTACAAGCGATTTCTTCTAAAGATATTTTTTTATCTTTTATTTTAGACGGTTCTCTATTGATTAATTCTTCTCTCAATACAGTCGACGATAATTCTCGGTCGTCTATTTTATCTTTCAAAACAAAATCATTTATAATTTTTATACAAGACACTTTTTCTTCTATTGTTAGTTCTGTAACATAATCTTTTAAATTTAAGAAATGTTTAAATAGTTCTTGGTTTCTTCCGTCGTGTTCTCCTAAAGATACAAAATCAACGTCTATTTTTAATTTCTTTTTATCTATAGGAGTTAAGAAAAATGGCAAGTCGTCTATATCACTACTTATATTTCCCCAACTTCTATCTGTGTCGTGATATGGTAATATTATATATCCTTTTTCCAAAGACCTAGTATCTATTTTAATTCCTATTGGAGTATTAAAACAAACACCTTGACCGTAACCCTTTGGATTTTTAAATATAAAATGTCCACCATGTTTTCCGGTCATATATGAAAAGTTTATGTTTTTTGCTTTAAGCACGTTATATATTATACTAGCGTCTTTTCTACTATCAACGTCAACCACAATATATTCTTTAGGAACAATCCAGCCAATTCTATTTTTAGTATTTTTTATATCGTCAAATCCGAGAATTGTAGTATTCATAGGTCGTTTACTATCTTGATATTCTTGTAAAGTTCCTTCTTTTATTTGAGGATATACTTCTCTAAAACTAGAGCCAGGAAATTGTTCATTAAATTTAATCAAATTCTCCATCATATCCTCCAATACATTCTTTTAAAAATTCATCAGTCGACTTTTTGTTTTTTATAGCCCACCATATTTTTTCTTCGATTGTTCCTTTACTTATTAAAATTGTGTAATTTACTCTTTTATTTTGTCCTATTCTGAATATTCGCCTGGTTATTTGCTCGTAGTTTAAGAAAGAATAATCATAACTATAGAAAATCATATTACTACAATATTGTAAATTTAATCCTTCAGATTGAGCAAACTGTAAAAATAATATTTGTTTGTTTGGAAATTCTTCTGGATTAGTAGTCCAATCGTATTCTAAGGTTTTTAGATTGTTTAAATCTTCTTTATACTGATATACTATAATTACTCTTTCCGTCTCTTCCAATAAATCAGATAATAATTCGGACAATATTTTTAATTTTTTGTTTTCGCAAATGGATATCGCGTCTCCAAAATCGTCATATACAAAACCATTTGCCGCTTGATGTTGTTTGTTTATTCTTTCTAACGGAATCATTGTTTTAGAATACGATTCTGTTCTGAATATTCCACGTTTTAATTCTTCGTATGTTTTATTGACCATTCCTTCTACATATATCAATCTAGGAGGCAAAGGTTCTTGTAAGAAATCTACACATTCCAATAAACGCTTTGTTTTAGAATGTCTCGCTATTCTATCCATCAATTCTTTTAAAAACATTGGTTTAGGCGCTATTAACATTGGGAATTTATAGCCACTAGACGAGTCTAATAGTTTGTAGTAATAATATCTATATATAAATTCATCGCACGACATATCAAATTCATTAATGTCGCAATGTTTGTATATGTTATAAATATCCACATAACTATTCGCAATCGGAGTTCCTGTTAAACCTAATACATATCTTGCTCTCTTGCAAACAACAGAGAATTTCTTAGATGTTTTAGTGGTTCTTCCTTTTAATTTATGAACTTCGTCTAATATAATATAATCCCAAGTGTTTTTAGTGAAATCTTTATCTCTCGCTATCTTTTCGTAATTGAGATATGTTACATTATGTTTCGAGATATCATAATTATCGTCTATTTTCCAAACTTGTTCTAATACTCGTTTTGGAGCGACAATCAATACTCTCCCCGCTGGCAATTTAGTCAATGCGTCTAGTGCTATAAATGTTTTTCCTGTTCCAGCCTCATAAAACAAACAAACTTTTTTATTTTGTAAGAAAAAGTCAACGCCTTCTTCTTGGTGTTTAAACAGTTTTATCGCCATCACAACGTCCTTTTAAGACCTGTTCAGTAAGAAAATATTCCAACATATCCAGTCCTTCGGACTCTTTGTTTCGAGTATATTCTATAGCGTCATTCGGATATTTTTTTAGAACGTTGTCGTATTTAGTCATATCGTAAGTTTCTGAATCTTGTATAAACACAACCAAACATTGTGTCTTGTCTATTAAATCTATAAATTCTTGTTCTGAGTATAAGTCAAACACATCTAATGGACATTGTATTATCATGTCAGATTCTTTAACTACGGAAATGGCTCCGTCTGTCAATTTATTATTCATTTCTACTATAGTATAATTTGTGTTGTGTTTCCACGCCAAATCACTAATGTTTTCTACATCGTTTCCGACTATAATTATACTGTTCATTCTCGTTTCCTTTTAATTGGTATATAATACGTTTCACGTCATCTAAATTATCTGTTAACAAATATATTCCGCCTGCTTTTTCTATATTTTCTTGATGTATCTTTTGTTCATCGCTTTGTCCTTTCAATTTTCCTGGAGCTTTAACTTCTATCCCAAGAAAAAATCCATTAACACAACATAATAAATCAGGTATGCCCGATGGCATAAATTTAGAACCGTGAATTTTGACATAATATATTCTTTGTTCGAATAAGAAATCTTTTATGTAATCTTCTATTTTTTTCTCTAACATTTTGTGAATTTAACGATTTCGAAATATTTGCCTTCTTCGGTTTCTCCAGTAACAATATTTACTCTTGGCGCTTCTTTTTTAACAGTTCCAATAAACTTTTTACCGATACAAGCATTGCCTATTGTGTCTAAATCAACATTACCTTCACCAGAATGACCTAATGCTTTTAAGAATAATTTGTATTTCCACATAGATTTTTCAGTTATATATAAACTCAATGTTATTCTTTCGCCGTCTTCAGATTCGCACACAAATTTATGAACCTCTGTTCCTTTATTGGCGGTTGTTTGTTTTTCAAAAGATTTTACAGTTAATGTATATGCTCCCTCTTTATCGATAAATCCGTTTGTTGAAATTTCGTCTAAATTAATAATATTACTCATGTTACTCTCCTAAAATATAATTTTTAATCATTTCTATTTTTGTATTTACAATATCTAATGCTTTTTTGGCGTCTTTTAATTTGCCTTTTGTAACCAATATGGTTTTTTCTACTTGTCTTTTTTGTTTAACTAATTTATCAAATTCCTTTACCATGATGTTTCATCGTCTCCTTCAAAAGGATTTTTCTTAGTTTCTACAACATCTAGCTTTTCTTCAGATTTTCCTGTTTTTTCTAAGGCGCAAATTTTATCAAAACTACAATCTTCGATATAAGTACCAACGCCATCGAAAATTTTAGTAGCTGTTCTAAACTTAGTGTCAATGTTAGGGTGAGCGCCTAAATATGTCAAGAATTTAACAGATTTATCTCCTGACTCGTTTCTTACTGTTTTTCTACAACAATAAGCAACTACTTTCGCTCTCTCTAATAAAATCTTTCCGTTATTAGATGTCATTTTAGGAATTAATCTAGTTTCTGACTCATCGCTCAAAGTATCTTTACATTCTTTGTCTTTGACGTGACAAATAGGTATAAAATAACAATCTTGAGTTCTCGATAATTCTACCATCAAATCTCTACAAACCAATAATTCTTTTCCTATAGCGTCCCATTCGTCAAAATTTAATTTCATTCCTTTTGCTTTAGTAAAATATAATTCCATTTCTTCTTGAATGGACGTCCAAGCATCGAACACTACTGATTTATACGGATTGTTTTCTTTTAATTCTCTTAATAATTCTTGTATCTTTTTGTGACACAATCCTTCTTCATCGCTTTTTATGTGTAATACTGAAATTTCATTGTCTGAATATTTTTTCAACACAGTACCACCACCGTCGTCTCCTATAGTAACATATAACATCGGTTTAGGAAATGTTCCCGCGACAGTAGTTTTTCCAGAACCAGGCAATCCCATAAATATATATATTTTATTTTCTGATTCTTCTGATATTTTTCGAATTTTGTCTAATAAACTCATTATTAACTCACTCCTTCTAATATTTATTTATTTCTTTCATCATTTTTTGCTCTTTTCTTTTTAACCGCATTGGGTTTAAAGCGAATGTCGCAATTGGCGAATAAGTATCAATCACGAAATTATAAAATTCATTTTTGGAACAACCAAAAGAACTTATAGGCATGATATTACAATCTCGGTCAACAATCAAACACCACCAACCCTGATTTTTCATACAATCTCCTTTTATTTTAAATTTGTTTGTTTCCAAACTGGTGCGAAAAGTCGGAATCGAACCGACACATTTAACTTTCCGAATTGTTCTGCCATTGAACTATTTTCGCAAGCAAGGAGATTTCTCTCCTAAACTTTGTATGGGATTACTGGCAATAATGTTTTCGAGGCGGCTACGGTTATATTATATGCTCTTAGATATTCTACAAACTCTTCCTTAGACGAAAATTCTGACGAACGTTCGTATAATACGTCTGGATTGTCGTCTACGCAATATGCTATAAAAGCGTCATTTTGAATCATAGAACATATGCTTATTATTTCGTTATTGGTTAACGTAGGTTCTTCTTTTAATACAAATTTGCGTGCTTGGTCGGTTATGAAGGTATTGTACCAAATATAATCGTTGTCGCTGTATTTACATTTCTTAATCAATTTTAAATAATCATTTATTTTAAAATCAGAGCAATCTATTCCTTCAAAATCAATTTCTAATTCTTCTCTAAATTTATTGAGTCTTTCTTCTACGTCTTTAGAATTTACTCCTTCCACTAAGATAATCATTTCTTCTCCTTTTGAACCATTTCTTAAAATTTCTTCTTCCTACTAATGATTTTAAACCATCTTCTCCGAAAATCGAATAAATAAAATCATATGTCTGTTCTTTGTCGTTTACATTTTTCATAAAATTCACACCTCACACATTGATATGAACATTTCTCTAAAACATATCCTTTATTCATGTCTGTTATTACATTATAAATATTTTTTAATATCAACACTAAAACGTCTTTATTTAATATATTAGAATATAAAGAAGTTTGTTTTTTACATTTTAACGCATTTAATACGTCTAAATAATCGGATACGTCTAGATTTAATTCTTTTATTTTATCTAGATATAAATCATAAGTAGTATTTTGATTTTTATCTTTAGACAATTTTCCATTATTTAAAACTCTAGGATAATCTAAATCAGATTTGCTAATATTTAAATAACCAATATCTATGTCGTCTAATGATACTGAATATTTTTCTGAAAACAAATACGCATAAATATACAATTGTTCGTCGACAAATAACTCTTCGAATTTTTTAATTCCTGTGCTAAACTTATAATCTACTAATAGATATCTTCCTGTAGTTTTGTGTTTTAACACCAAATCTATAATGCCTTTTAGATTTTCGTCTTCAACGGGTTCTTCTCTATATAAAACATCATATTCTATCAATAAATCGTCAATTTCGTGTAATATGGTTTTAAAATATCTTTCCCAACTTTTTATTCCAAAATATTCTTTTAGTTCAGGATAAAGAGTTTCATCTGGAATTTCTCTGGTTAACAATACTTTATGCCCCATGTCTCCGAATTTCAAATGAGGACTGGATATTTTTATTTTCTTATTATATATCAAGTCCCATTTTTTCTGACAATCTAGATAAGTAGTTATTTCACTATGTGATATTACTTTCATTTAATTTCCTTTCATTATATAAAACGATTCAACTCTTTAATTTTAGAATTGTATTTTTTATTTTTTCCAAATGTTTATAAATTGCGCCCATACTAAGTCCTAAATCCTCACAAATTTCTTGTTTGTTTTCTCCGCACATTAATTTACAGAATATGGTTTTATCTATAGGTTCTAAACTAGATTTAACATCTATTATCAAAGTTTCATAATCTAAATTATAACTATCTTCGTCTAAATCAAAATCGTCCAAAAGTAGCATTTTTGGTTTTCTCACGATATCTAATAGAGCGTTGGATACCCATACAATAACTCTACCAATCATGTTTTCTCTTTCGGTAACACCTTCAGACAAACACTTATCTACCGCTTTTATGGCTTTTATCATTCCTTCTGAATGTAAATCTTCATCTAGTTTTCCGTCGTTGTATTTTCTAACTAAATTATCTACAACATCTTCAAAACTTAAAATCAATTCGTCTCTACTCATCGAACCTCCTCAAAATTACAGACAAAACATCATTAAATTTTTCTTTAGTGTCTTTATCTGCGTATGTCAAATTTATATCGGTATATACCGTTTTATTTTCTAGTGTGTTTTTGAAAACAGTAACAAATCCGACTCCAGAAACAAATCCTTTTTCTTCTACTTCTATAAAAGGATATTCTTCCAAAATTTTTAAATATTTCTTATTCACTCAATACCTCCACTAATAAAAAATTACAGTGTGAGCCGTAATCCACTGTATACGATTTATCGGAAATTATTATTTTTCTATAATAATACACTTTATTATTAAATTCTTTTTCTGCTATTTTAAGAACTTCATTTTCGTTTTCGAATTTTCCATAATCAACCAAAACATCGTCTTTATTTGGAATTATTGATTTTACTAATTTTATATTAATCAT